ACACCGGTGCAGATATCAATCGGCGATACTGTTAAGATCAACGAAAGCATCCCGCAAAACATAAGGCAGATAGATTTTTTAGTCAGCATAGTTAAGCTGTTCAACCTGTACGTCTATGAGGATAAATTCGATGATAAACTAATTTATATAACTCCTTACATCGATTATTATAGTAAAAACTTTTCAAACGCCGTAGACTGGACGCACAAGTTGAACAGGAACAAGGTAGTTAAGGTTAAACCAATGAGTGAACTGAATGCTAAAGTTTATAAGTTCAAGTTCAAAAGTGATAGTGATTATTATAACGAATTATACCGGAAGCGTTACAATGAAGGATATGGGGATAGGACATATGACAGCGAGTTTGAATTTACCCAACAAGTTAAAGAATTCGAAATTGTATTTAGTGGTACGCCAATGGTGGGTTATGGCGCAGAGGATAAAGTTTACTCAACTATTTTTAAGCAGTCTAATAATGTAGAGGAAAATACAGATAGCAACATTCGAATCCTACAGACAAAAAAAATTACAGGCGTTACATCGTGGCAGATGAAGAACGGAGCTACCGTAATAAACGCCTTAACCAGGTATGGGTATGCTGGTCACCTGGACGATCCGACTACACCGACAAACGACCTGAATTTTGGCGCAACCAGAGAGTTGTTTTTCATTCTTACCGCCGGTAGTTTAAGTAGTAATCAGTTCAATGTTTACTGGTCGGGATACATGCGTGAGATCACCGACAAGGACAGCAAGTTAGTGATTGGCAACTTCTACCTGACCACTAAAGATATCCTTAACATTGACTTCTCTAAATACATATACATAGATGGTATTGCGTTCCGGCTAAATGTGATCAAGGACTTTGACATGACACATCCGAATGACTGTGTGGTGGAGTTATTTAAAGTCAACTCTGCAAGCTACACAGAGGCTCCAAGCAATGAAGGCCCGCCCGAAGGTTGCTATCTGTTATGGAGCGATGAAAACACGTTGGACTGGGATGACAGCGAACCGCTTCTTTACGGTGATTGCAATACCAATCCTGGCGATGGAGAGCCGCCGGTACCGGGTGAAACATTCTATGTTAATTGGACGTTCTCGAAAATCACATCCGGCGGGTCGATGACCATTAAGGTAAATGGCACCACCGTTGTAAGCTCAGGGACTAATGGCGAATCAGGATCATTTGTGGCGGTTGTTGGCGATAACATAGAATCGTCCGTCATTTCACCATTTGCGAAAAGGAGAACATTGCGAGTGACCAATGATGTGGATGGTGTTATGTTCGACGGTGGCCGGGTGAATTCATTCCTTGATCTTTCGTATACGTTCACAGTAGAGGCAGATAAAAATTATTCAATACAAGGGGGTGTAAATTAATTTATATGAGTAAGAAAACTAATCAACTCGATCCTACTTCAGACAGCGAAGCGCAGAATGATAGCTACCTGTTACCGCTTGCAGACCCCATTAACGGCCTGTCAAAAAAGATGACAGTTGCCCAGGCGAAAGAAGCGTTCGGGGTTAAGAAGAAAATATATATCGCTACAGGTAGTGAGGGAGACACCTTAACCATACCCGAAATCGCCGGGAAAGAGATATTAATTATCGGCCGTGAAATGGGGCTTATATATGAAGTTGGTGCATCGCCAGCATCAAATCAATTCACTTGGGATGACACGGATATTGTGTTAGGTACAGAGGTGGGGGGTGCAGGTGAGCAGTTTATTATATTATATAGAACGTATTAATATGACCTGGAAGAACATAACGCTGGGCATGTATCAACAGGTTGATGCATTCAATAAGCAGGATATTCCCGACATAGATAAAGCCTTGTACAGCGCCTGTGTGGTTTTTGATAAAACAGAATATCAATTAGATAACGAAAAGCCGGGTAGGGTTTTAAAAATGATGAACAAAATGAAGCGGCTGTTTGAAACTCCGTTCAACCCAAAGGCTGTCAACAGAATTGGTGAGTATAACATCAATTACGATGTGTCACGTATAACGTTAGGGCAATATATTGAGATTTCATTTTTCATTGGTAGGGGGCCGGTCGATAATGCACATTATATACTGGCGTCAATGGCGGGCAGATGGAGAAAGAAAAAAGTTATTTCAGATCATCGCACCCGTGCTGATTACTTTTTGACACAACCGGTTGAACAAGTGATTGGTGCAGTTAATTTAATTCAGGAGAACTACGCACGGTTCAATAACCAATATCAACAATTATTTGGTGTTGACCCCAATGTTGTCGGCAATGTGCAAAACGAGGAATTCAATAAGCGGTACGGTTGGATTTATTCTGCCACCCAGGTAGCGCAACACGAGGGCATTCCTTTAGACTCTGCCTATGCGTTGCCGGTTAAGCAGGCGTTTAATGATCTGATGTACATAAAGGCTAAGGGCAAGTACGAACTGGAACAATTAAGAAACTCGAAAAAATAATACAATGGCAGATGAAAAAATTATAGCGGCGAAGGTACAGGTCGATACGGATGCAGCGCAGAAGAATGTGTTAAAGCTGAAGGGTAATGTCGAGGATCTTAAAAAGGAATTCAAGGCCGCGGCGGCTGGATCTGACGAGCAATTGGCTGCCTTAAAAAAACTGCAAGCTGCTGAAAAGGAATTAACGAAGGCGCAAAACGAATTGAACGCAGCGCAGGAGAAAGGTGGCGGCGCATTCTCGAAAATAAAAGGAAGCCTTAACGAGATACCTGGGGCGGCTGGCAATGCCGGTAAAGGCATTACAGCCCTAAGCGGGACGTTTAAGGCGTTACTTGCCAATCCGGTTGTGTTGGTAATAACGGCGATCGTCGGGGCACTGACAGTATTGTACAAGGCTTTTACAAGTACCGCGGACGGGGCCGATAAGATGGAGCAGGTCATGGCCGGTGTTGGAGCGGTGATAGATGTGATCAGGGACCGCATTCTTAAAATAGCCGGGGCAATTGCAAAGTTTTTCAGCGGTGATTTCAAAGGAGCGTTATCTGATGCTCGGGCAGCCGTGTCGGGAATCGGGGATGAGATTGCAGAAGAATTTCAAAAGGCAGCCGATGCTACAAAGAAACTGCAAGAGGTCGAGGATGCAATGCGTGACCTTGGAGTTAGTAGGGCAAAACTGAATCGGGATCTTGCCGAGACTAAAGAAATCATCACCGACGAAAGCGCGACGCTTGAAGAAAAAAGGAAAGCCATCGAGCGAGTACGCAAGGCTGAGGGTGAGCAAACCGCGCAAGAGCTCGAAAATGCAAAAAAGAAATTACAGGCTATCAAGGATCGTAATGCATTGTCGGATGTTTCAGATGAGCGGGCCCAAGAAGAAGCCGATGCCCAGGCGGCCGTATATGCGTTAGAGGAAAAAAGCGCTAATGATATCAGAGCACTCAATAAGCAAAGCAGGGCGATCGAAAAGCAAGAAGAAGCTAAGCGGAAAGAGGAACGTCAGAAGGCCATAGAAGCTGAGAAGGCCGAGCGGCAGAAACTGGTAGAGTTTACAAATAAGCTGACCAAGCTACAACAGGAGAATGAGCTTGCACTTATAAAAGATGGGTATCAAAAGGAATTAAAGCAACTCGAAAACCGGGTTGCAGATGAGAAGCGTCAGAATGAGTTGGCGTTCAAAGATCGGAAGTTAAACAGGGAACAGCTTAATAAGCTCAACGAGGCGTTAGATATTCAAGCTAACATTCAGCGCAGTAGTATAAATGATAAGCACAACGAAGATGTAAAAAAGAAAGAAGAAGCATTTCAGAAGGAGTTAGCCGACATAACTACTAAAACCCGAATAACAGCCATTAAGGACACGCGGCAATCTGAATTAGTGCAGCTTGAAATAGGATATCAGGAAAAGCTACAACAGGCAATTGAAAAATATAAAGACGACAGCGCAAAACTTGAGCAGATCAAAGCCGCCATTGATGAACAATACCGCACCGAGAAAGCAGCGAAGGAAGCGAAAATTAAAGAAGAGGCGGATAAGAAGAAATTGGAAAAAGATATTTCGGATCAGGAGAAAATAATCAACGCGCAAAATGTCGACTTCGAAGCGAAGAGGGCTGCGGCAGATCAGGAACAGTTATTGCTTCAGCAGGCTTTTGAAAATAAGTTGATCACTGAACAAGAGTATAACACCAAGGTAGCGACCCTGGCAAAGGCACGTGCAACGATTCGGGAGCAGGAGGCGGCTCATTACGAAGCAGTTGCAAGCGCCGTTGCCAGCACTTTCGGAACGCTCGCTGACATTGCAGGCAGGCAGACAGTAGCGGGAAAGGCGCTTGCAATTGCCCAAACGACCATACAAACCTTCCAGTCCGCTATTGGCGCTTTTAAGGGCATGGTAACCACTGTCCCCGGGCCTGCTGGTATTGCCCTCGGTATAGCGGCGCAAGCCGGGGCGCTAGCAAACGGTTTCGCAGCGGTAAAGAAAATTATATCTACAAAGATACCGGGCGCTTCAGATACGGCCGGGTCTACGCCAACGGGGGCGGCAGTTCCGGCCGCACCGGTAGCACCAACGCCTCAGACTGTTAACACTACCATCGATCAGCAAAGTGTTAATGCGATTGGCAATGTAGCTGCCGGAGGCGTTAATGCTGTACGTGCATACGTAGTTGAACAGGATAGCGCAGCCGCAGCTGCAAGGGCGGCTAGGTTACAAGGGGCTGCGGTGTTGGGTGGTTAATTTAATGTAACAGGGAAGGTATCAAGTTTTAATTTAGATTCATCTGTAAGTACAAATTCGAAATTATAATTATGAGTTTTTATCGTAGAATAGTCGGTAAAATAATCAACTACTCCATAGTGCCCCGTCTTTGCATCAATACTCCAAATTTGCTTTCCCTGCTCTGTGTATAGATTTATAGTTTTTAATTGGTTCGAGAAAGAGAATACGACAACTGGAAAACTTAAACGAGCTTCCCCGGTAATGGTTTTTGAAACTGATAGACCCTGATAAAAACCAACCCATCCATGCGTTACGCTTTTTTGCATATCGGTTAATGGTGTATTGTGGTTATTATTATTGGAATCTTTATCCTTAGAGCACGACGTCAATAATACGATTGTGACAATAGTGGTTAATAAGTATTTCATATTTGCCTTTGCTTTTGCGGAAGGTTGGAAATTATTATTCGGCAAGGTTGCCGCTCGTAGTAGGGAGCTAGTCTTGATCAACCTTGTATTCATTTTTCGCAGGGTAGTATTGCACATTTCTTTGGAACTTATCTAAAGCGCCAAAGCCGTTTTTGGCCCTATAGTCAAATTTTACCGTTATGTTATAGATTGAATCTTGCGTTAGAGCGTTTAGGGCATTTAAATGCCGATCAGCGGTTGACTTATAGACGGACAGTTTATTGTTCAGTATTTGTTCAAAATCGGCCTTTTCCTTTTCCTCGCCTTTTTCAAACCCCTGCCTTAGTAATGATAATTCATTCTCAATTTTAACACGCGCAATTTCTAGCGTGTCCTTTTGATATTGTTCTTTCAAATGTTCGCTCATCATGATCGTGTCTATGATCTCGCTTTTTAGTACCTGAAACGATGACGGGTCTTTTAGCTGCTCCTTAAGGCTCAGTTCGGCACCCTTGATAATGTCGTTCTTTTTTTCTGAATCACAAGCCAATGTACTGAAAATCAAAATGGTTAATAAGTATCTCATATAGCTAATAAGTTTAATCTGAAAGATACAAAATTCCCGATTTGAAACAAATACCACTTTCCGATTATATGTTATAACGGCTGGTCAAACTTATCAAAATCCAATCGATGAGTAAGTCGGCGAAAAGTCGATCCAATGCTGCCTTTTTTGCCACCCGTGCCGCCTTTGTTACAATTCAAAAGGGCATGTCCGTCGTCGGAGTATTTCTTTATAAAAAACCTTTCCCATTCTTTCAGAACATCCTGTGTTACACCTTCCTCCATTCCCATAACAAGGTAATAACGATGATTATTTCGCCCGTGCCTCACCATCGACTTCGCCAATAACGGATGTTTACCGCCCGCCTGCTTCTTGTGCATTCTTACCCTTTCCTCAAGGTCAATGGACTGCCCAATATATATTTCTCCAATTGGGTTAACTATAGCGTATATCCCGGCCTTTGCATGTACATACAAACCATCTCCGGTAAATTCTTTTGGTTGCTCCATAGCTTAAAGATAAGCTAAATGAAACAAGACTGGGCTCCTGAATATTTAGAGTATGGAGCTACAGGTATATAAGGCGCAAATTGATCCTTCTATTGACAGCGACTTAGAAGTCAACTACATAGGACTGGTAGACCGGCCGGCCATTGAACGCAATTTCCAGGCGTTTAATGATCAGAAGAAAAAGGCGGCGTTTATCCTTAATGAGGAAAAGCGGATCATCTCGGGCCCGGCCATGATCGCCGATATGCCGTTATACCGAAAGGATAGCCAGCTAGGGGAATACTACGTGATATTCGATAAGCAAGCCATTCAAACCATCGTTGAAAAGTTCTCAGCTAAAGGCTACCTAAAAAACTTCAATCTATTCCACGACGCACAGCAACAGGTCAGCGATGTGACCATTTTCAATTCGTTTGTATCGGATGCGGATCTCGGCGTTGCGCCTCTTGCCGGGTTCGAAGATGTTGCTGACGGCTCCTGGTTTATCTCCGCAAAAGTTAACAATCCAACAGTGTGGGACAACGTGAAAGCTGGAACCATAAAGGGATTCAGCGTGGAGGGGCTATTTAATTATGTGCCCGTCAAAACGCAAAAAATGGATGCGGAAGAAGCCTACAAGCGCATAGCAAGAATCCTAAACGAAACATTACTTGACGATTAATATTTAGAGTATGGATAAGAAAGAACTTCTTAAGAAACTAAGAGCAGCATTTCTTGGCGAGGTTACGCCACCAGCTCCTCCGGCTCCACCTGCGCCTCCAACACCAACCGCAAAGACTTACAAGTTAGCGGATGGCACAACAGAGATAGTGATTAACCAGACTGGTGAAGTGCCCGCTGCTGGCGATATTGTTACTATCGGCGGCGCTCCTGCTCCGGCAGGAACTCATACGCTGTCTGATGGTGCCGTGATCGTAGTTGATGCCAATGGCGCAATTGCTACCTACACGGCCATGGCTGCGCCTCCTCCACCGCCACCCGCGCCGCCTGCGCCTCCTCAACCGGTAACATTATCGGCTGAAGAATTCCAGGCCATGATTGCCAAGTTCGCTACCGGCTCCACCGAGGAAAGGATGACAAATATGGAGATCATGCTGAAGGCGCTCATGGAGTGCAATTTCGGTTATGAGATCCGCAAAGGCCAGGAAGCCGCAGCCATTGAGGCATACAAAGAAAACCTCGCACCACTTCAGACCGCACTGGAAGCTGCCACTGCAAAACTGCAAGCTGCATCAGACAAGATAGAAGCGCAGGAGTTGATAATAGCAAAACATGAACAGACCATCACAGGTTTGTTCGAGCTGACTGAGCAATTGGTTGAACTGCCAACTGCAGATCCGGTGACATTGACCGGTAGGCAGAAGGAAAAGTTCGACAAGCAGAGTGCAAGGGATGAGCGGCTTACGAAAATAGCTGAAGCCGTGAAAAAACAAAAATCATTAGCCTAACCACAATAACACTTAAATATCATGGAGAAAGTAAAAGGCGAATTCGCACTGAACGTCACTGGTCTAACAGACTACGTTAAAGAGAATGAGGATATTCTCTTAACCAAATCCCTGTTCGGTGGGAAAACCATCGACCTGATTACTTCAGAGGGGAATTTGATGTTAGGAGTTAAGTCAACCGAAAAGATAGCCATCTTAGCCACTGATGCTATTTTCCAGGACGGTACCGGTTGTACTCGTACTGCCAGCGGTAGTACGTCTTTAACACAGCGCCAGATTACCGTAGGTACTGTTGCTGTTGTAGAGGATATCTGCGTTGCTGACCTGGAAAAGAAGTTCATGGCCAACAAGCTGGCTCGTGGCGCAAATAACAACAAGCTGCCGTTCGAGCAGGAATATTCTAACCTTAAGGCTGACACTGTTGCGAAGCAGTTGGAGATTGCGGTTTGGCAAGGTGATACGGATAGCGTTGATGCGAATTTGAAGCGGTTTGATGGCCTTATCAAGATCATCGATGCGGCCAGCGGCGTAGTTGCCGCAAACAGCTCTACCTACATAGCTTCAGGCGCCCCGATCTCTGCGGCAACCGGTATCACATTATCGAATGTGAAGGCCATCGTCAATGCGATGTGGTTGGCTTTACCTGCGGACGTTACCGGCCAGGATGACATCCGCATCTTCTGCGGATGGGACACATTCAACAAATTCATCAACGCCTTCACCGACCAGAACCTGTTCAACTTTGCGCCTGCCGGCAGCGAGGTGAGCGCAGCCAACGGCGTGGTGATCATACCGGGAACCAATTACAAACTCACTGCAGTGCACGGGCTGGATGGAACAAACCGACTGTTTGCAATGAGAATGTCAAACCTCGTATTCGGCACTGACCTTGAAAGCGATTACGAAGACTTCACTATGATGGAAGACCAGTTCAAAGATTACCTGCGCTTCAAAATGCGCTTCCGTGCAGGCGTTCAAGTGGGCTTCCCTGACGAAATCGTTTCTTTCGAATTAGCATAACAATAACGGGCGGTGAATAACTGCCCTTTAATTATATCATTATGTCGTGTGCATTAACATCTGATTATTCGTTTGGCTGCGATGTCGGTATTGGCGGTACCAAAGAATTGTATCTGATCGAGCTTGAAAATATTTCGAGTGTGACAGAAAGCTCAGGCACTTTGACCGCAATCACAAAGGCTTCAGGAAAGATATTCAGGAAGTATCAACTGGTACAGGAGACAGCCAACTTCGGTGAAGACATTACTGGCAACCGGCAGAATGGCACTTTGTTTTATCCGCAGCGCGGCACTATTGTTATTAATAAGCAAAATGTCGCGGTGCGTAACGAAATATTGCTATTGGCAAAGAACAGGCTAGTTGTTGTAATTAAAGACAACAACCTGACGTACCGATTATACGGCCGCGAATACGGGTTGATGGTGCAGACGGGCACCGCTGAAACGGGGACAGCCTGGGGCGATCGTAACGGGTATACGCTCAACTTCACTGGCAATGAATTGGAGCTTGCTCCATTTGTTCAGGAGTCGGTCATTGCCACCTTACAAACACCTGGTTAATAAGTCGCATTATAGCTGAATGGCCGCTTTTGGAAACAAAACGCGGCTATTTCTATTTATAGTACGATGCTGCAATTCAAGCAAGATGATACCACTGCTGAAATGATTTTGACGCTCACAGAATTTGTGACGCTGGCAACGCCGTATTACCTATTTGTATTCACGCACGTAGAGACGAAAAGATTAGTAGCATTCGTGAAAGCAGAAGCCGATGATGAAAGCGATTACCCGCAGCGGTATAATCAATTCACGATTGACGCGACCGACGTTTTCGAGAATCAGCCTACAGGCGAATGGCATTACAAAGTTTATGAGCAGGAGAGTAGCACGAACACCGACACAGATTTAACCGGTGATTTACTTGAAGATGGCAAGCTGGTACTTGACCGGTCAACAGCATTCGCATATAATCAATACGATTCAAACACTTCTTACAAAGCATATAACGGGTAATGGATAGTAATGTAGTTCCTATAACGCAGAATACCACGCCGGCTGTTGATACAATGCCCGAATTTCTTGTCTTGAAGTTCGCCGATAGTAAGATCCCGATTTTCAAAGAGTCTCGTAATAAGGATTATATCAAGTACGGTGATGACAATTTATATCCGGACTATCTCACTTATCTGTTCAGCAAGAGTGCAAAACACGGGGCCATAATCGGGGGCAAAGCCTTTTACATCTTCGGAGAAGGATATGAGAACGGCGATGTAGTAGTTAACAGGCTGGGCGAAACATTGAACGACGTAGCAAAAAAAGCGATCCTGGATATCGAAATATACGGAGGTTTTCGGTGGGAAATTATATGGAATGCGGCCCGAAAGGTTGCTGAGATCTATCACGTTGACTATACTACAATACGAGTAGGCAAAAATGGTGGTTATTACTTTAAAGAGTGCTGGGACGCTAATAACCGTGACGAGGAAATATTTATACCCGCTTTTAATCCAAATACCCCGTTCGGTTCTCAGCTGTACGCATACAATGAGTACCGGCCTAAAACCCGTTTCTATCCGTTGCCCGAATACATAGGTAGCAACAACTTCATCGAGACTGATATTGAAATCAGCAAGTATTACCTGTCCGCTATTCGTAACGGTATGACGCCATCGAAAATGATTCAGTTTTTCCAGGGCGAACCGACCGAGGACAAGAAGCGCGAGATAGAGCACCGCATGGCTAAAAAGTTTGCCGGTGCCGAAAACGCTGGTAAATTCTTGCTCGTGTTCAATGCCGTCAATGCTTCCAGGTCCGTAGAGGTAAACGACCTGTCTGCGTCCGATCTTGACAAACACATGATCGAACTGAACAAGACCTGCCAGCAGGAAATATTCAGCGGGCACCGGGTAACCAGCCCAATGCTGTTTGGCATAAAAACCGAGGGGCAGTTAGGCGGCAATACGGAGTTGAAAGCATCATATGAGCTTTTCCAATCAACTTACGCCAAGCCAAAGGCGAACGCATTCGATAAAGAGCTGAATTATATCCTTTCTTTTTCGTCAAAGCCGGGTAAGTATGAGCTGAGGCCGACCGACCCGATCGGTTGGCAAATACCTGAAAGTGTATTAGGGCAAGCAATAACAACTGATGATGCACGGGAAAAGCTCGGGTTGCCGATTACAGAAAAGCCAGTTGATTCACCAGCTACCAAAACGCTCAACGCCATCAACGGCATGAGTCCGCTTGTTGCAACTAAACTTCTTGAGAAGCTAACCGACAATGAGGTTAGAGGTTTGGCTGGGTTGCCGCCTGTGCCGGGAGGCGATACAATATTATTGCCTGATGGAACGGCGCCTGCCCTTGCACAACCAACTTTGGATAGTGACGAACCGCAGTTGCCAATAAACTCAATACTCACAAACCTGAGCGCGAAACAGCTGCAACACGTTGAACGGGTAATTAGGAAATATAGCCAAGGTAAAATCACCGAAGCTATGGCAAAAATTCTTCTTCGTTCTGGCCTTGGGTTGAGCGATAACGAGATCAATCAAATCCTCGGTATTCAACCCGCTGCAATGTCTGCCATTGACGAGGAGGAAGCGATTGCCGATGTTTTCGACGAATATGGCGACAACCGGGATGACTACGATATAATCAAATCGAAAAAGGTTTGTTTCAGTTCTGACTTCGAAGCTGAAGAAGACGAAGCCACATACATTCAGGAAGCATTTAAGACGCTCGATGTTACCAATACGGAGAAGGCAATATTGGATCTTTTAAAAACAGATCCGAAGGCTACCTCGGAGGTTATTGCTGCAGCCATCAATCAAACAAAAAAGTATGTGACCTCAAAGCTCGCGAACCTGGTTAAGCGCGGGATACTGGAACGTGCAAGCGAAATGATCGGCGCTGATGAAATCATAAGCCACATTATTCCTGAAGCCGTCGATGTAATACCTCCTGTAGAAACGACACCCCCGGTTCAGATCATGGTTAAATACAGCTATGAGGTAAAGCCAGGGATAGGCCCCGCCATTATTGAAACGACCCGACCTTTCTGCAAAAAGATGATCCAATTAAACCGGCTCTACTCGCGGGCGGAAATAGAAGCCATTTCACTGCGATTAGGCTATAGTGTTTGGGATCGTCGTGGTGGATGGTGGGGGAATAAGCCGGAATGCCGCCATCGCTGGCAGTCGAACATCGTAGTTAAAAAGAAGTAACAATGTCAAAAAACATACTCCTTATATCAGTTGACATACTAAAAGAACGAACCGACATACACGATAATGTCGATCCAAAATTAGTATACCCGCACATTAAATACGTACAGGACGCTTTCATCAAGCCCGTCCTCGGTACTGCTCTGTTTGATAAACTGCAAGCGCTCATTGATGCAGGAACGATTGGTGCCGGTGGCAATACTGATTACAAATTATTGCTTGACGAATATTTGATCGATACGCTTATCTGGTATGTAAAATCTGAGTTGCAGGTTGATATTAGTTATCAAACCTGGAACAAAGGCGTGGTTCGCAAGGTTGGTGAAAATACCGACATGCCTACCATGAGCGAGTTGATTGATCTTTCAAACCGGTATAAAAGCAAGGGCGAGTACTACGCCAACCGGATGAAGCTGTTTTTGATCGACCAGAGTTCTCGACTATCGAAATACCCCGAGTATGTCAACCCAGGAAGCACCGTAGATGCCATAACGCCCGAGCAGCGCAATTTCACAATGCCGATATACTTAGGCGATACAGATGGAAAGGATAACCCATGGTGCAACCCTGGCGGTTTTAACGGACAACCTTACAGTGATTAATTATGAAAAAGCCGAACAAAAAAAACGAGGAAAAACTAAAGCTGTATTTAAGCAAAACCAATGACACTCAACAACGTAATAAAACGCATCGAGACTCTGGCGCTCGGTCACAAACAAATCAGGTCCTTCAAAAAGGGACTGGTAACTGATTTTTTTGCAGACAAGAATACGCAGTATCCGGCGGTGTGCCTGCAGGACGTGAGCGGTAGTATCAGTCTGAGCGGGCACGCGTCATCGCTCAGTTACAGAATGTTCCTTGCTGACCTGATTCATGTAAGTGAAGATACCGGCAGCAACGAGCTTGATGTGCAGAGTGATATGGTGAGCGTTGCAATGGACTTGCTGGCTCAGATGAATCATGGTAATTATGATGATTGGAGGATAAGCGCAGATAACAGCCTGACACTATTTACGGAAAACGAAAACGACTTACAGGCTGGGTGTATAATTGATTTTACTGTCAGCTTCATGTATACGCAGAATGTTTGTCAGATACCTACAACTGTTTAATAAGAGTACGATGAAATGGATATTAGCTTTATCATTATTTATAAGCTCGTTTTCTTTTGGGCAAATTGGCCAGGGGGATGATAGCACTAAGTATATAAGGTATCAATACCAATACGGGATGAGGATGCCAAGAGGGTGGTTTGATAGTGTGCTTCATGTTCCTTACTACGACACTGCCCGGTTCAAGCCTCAGAAAGCAGGCGCAATAATGATGCACCTGGATAAGAATGTATATAAATGGAACGGTGGCGGGTGGGAAGTGTTAGGCTCAGGCGTTTCACTCTCCAACGTCGGCACCGGCTTTCGCTGGGTAACAACTCCAAACGGCTCTATCAAGTCGGCAATCTACGGCTACGGCCTTAACGGCGACAGTACGGCGACTGCGAATACAATAACGGTGCAAGCGGACACGAGCGAAACTAATCACCTCATCACGCAATCCGACCTTAACGACGCGATAGCAGGTGTCGTCATATCTCCGGCAGGGGCTGACAGGGAGATACAGATAAACGATGGCGGGTCATTTGGCGTGCAGTCAGGGGTAAGCGTAACAACACAGGGAACAATTGTTTCAGACTCCGTACAGTCATTACTACATACATTCAGGGGTGATTCAACGATCGTTAAAAAATTGATTTTCTCAAAGTCAAGTCGGCGCGATGGCGCTACGGTGGGATTCATAGGATTTAGTGAAGAAGAGAATCAATATGAAACAGCTACTATAAATAACACAACTTATTGGGGTATAGGTACGCCCGAGGTTGGCGGGACTCATGCTATGCTGTTGAAGATGGAAAACAACTGGACTCCGTTTCCGGGTGCTTCTTATAGACAAAAGGAAATGTACTTACAAATTCATTACCCAACGGGCGCAATACTACGGCCAATATCATGGACGGGCTCGATCTTGGGGGATGACGGCACTTGGATACAAAGGGGCAATCTAAACTCTTATACCGATTGGGACGGCAGGTTTAATTTAGGCGGTTTTTCCCGCGGAGTAGGTGAATTTACAACGTATCATAATTTTAGCGGTTCAGGTAATATTAAGTTGCATGTCGTTGATTCGACCATTGCAACAGGCAACACGATAGCTGCTGGGATAACCATAACCGGTCAGATAGCCGGGGGTGGCAGACTTAATACAACGGCCATACACGGACAAGAAATAGATTACAATTGGGAATCAGCTCCTGTATTTAGAGCCACAGCTCCGAGCATGAACTCATCTAATTTCAATTACGTATGGGCTATCCCGTCATCAAATACCGGTCACCGTTTGATTGTAAATAAAGGCAGTGGAATTTTCGACGACGTTGCAATGTGGATTCATAACGATGGAAGAACGGTAGTAGGTAATGCGAATAATTTTTGGCCAAGCTATAAATTCCAGGCGCATAATGGAGTTAACTCCTTTGTCTTCGGCGATTGGGATGCCAACAATACAACTATTCTTTACAGCGGCGCATTCTCTCACCGGCTGACAGCTGGCGGCGGCGGGTCTGGTATGGGCGCCGGATATAGGTTTGAGGCCGATAACGGTTCCAATACTCCCACAACGATAGCCGATATCGCTGGCGCATGGAATGGAACACCGACGGCGGGGAGTGAGAACGGCGATATAATAGGCCGGACGATACGCAGCGGCGCTTTGCAACAAGCATTTAGATCCTATAGTACTGGCGAGTTTTCGGTTGACGTAATAGACTCTGTTGCGAGCCCGGCCAATATGGTATGGCAACATCCTAATACTAAGAAATTTATGAAGTCGGCTGTACCAGGCGGGATTGCTTCTATAAACAGCATGACAGGCCCGGCTATAACTATACAGGGCGGAACAGGAACATCTGTTAGTAGTTCTACCAATACGGTAACCGTTGAAGTGGTGCCGAGCAGCACCGCACTTGCGCATACGTTAGATGTGCAATATACAACGCAGGGAAACACCGGCACTAGTGAAACAGATTTGTTCTCTTATACTTTGCCTGCTAACAAACTTTCGGTCGATGGTCGCACGGTCAATTTCGAAATTGACGGCGAGGTGAATGATAATACTGCCACAGCGCAGATAAAACTGTACTTCGCGGGGAATGTAACGCTCAATACCGGCGCGGTTAACATCTCCACTGCGAATACTGGTTGGCGGCTGAAAGGTTATATAGTTCGTACCAGCTCAACAACGGCGCACGTTACATACGAGCTGCACGCACCAGGTCTTGCGACAGCGGTTTTTGTTGGATATAATAATTTGACAAGCCTAGACTTTACGGCAGGTAACATATTTAAAATAACAGCTCAGGCCGGTGGAGCAGGTGGAGGCAACAGCGATATAACGGCCCACAGCTGGCAGGTAACGTATAAGCCTATACCATTATAACTATTCACCCTATCCTATACATTAACCAACCCCGATAAAATTTATGAATGAAGCAAGACGCGGTAAACAAATTAAAAGCCAATGCCTTCGACTACATTTTCAAGGGCCTGATAGCGGTTGTATGTTTCCTTGTCAAGGACATGAGAGAGGATATAAAGCAGCTGATGCAAACAGTTCCAGCATTACAGGCGAAAGTTGATATCATAACAGATCAGCGGTTAATTGAGAAGCTAAGAGTTTATCAGAGTATCCCCATGAAGCCGGAGGATGAAATTACATACGATTCATTAAAACGAAATTGATATGACAGAGTTCTTAAAAAAGATTACTAGCAAGGACATTCGTAATGTCTTAGGGGTGATCGTTGTTATTGGCTGCTTCATATTGTTATACATGATGCAGATAAAAGAAATCCCAGCCGCAAATAAAGATGTAGTGTTGACGGCTGTCGGTTTTGTGTTTGGTGGCGCCCTTGCCGGGGTAGTAGGGTATTATTTCGGTAGCTCGAAGAACGAAGCCGACAAGGCTAAAAAGGAGGGCGAATGAAAGCAAAACATATCACAATCGCGCTCATTGTAATCGGCGCGGCCATCCTGCTCTACTTCCTACTGCACGACAAGCCACTACCGGACAGTCACACCGACGATTACAACCGGATTGCTAGCATCAACAAGGCATTCCAAAAAAGAGAGGATTCACTATTACGCAGATCGGACAGCCTCGAACGTTCCGGTCGCGCAAAGGATAGCGTTATCACCGCTTTAAAAGCCGAAAAGAAGGCGACACAGAAGGAGGCGGACAAGTACGCCGCATCGGCGACAAGACTTGCCAAAGAGGTTAAGGGGCTTCGTAAAGGCGATACAAGTGAGTTCGCGCACAAGTGCGACAGCCTCGCGGAACAGGCGGCGAGCTTTGCCTTCCTCTACGAACAGTATAAAGGTTACAGCGACAGCCTCACGGCGGTAATGGACAGCCAGGGCGAGGACTATATTAACGCTTTGGAAGAACGGCGCAA